GCAACCACATTTCATAACCCCATCGAAACATTGCTTGCGTCTAATGGCATCAAGCAAAACTGCCTGACCCCATGGGTACAGGAAGGAGACATGGTTATCTTCCCATCATGGTTAGAGCATTCTGCTCCCATGAACAAGTCCTCTAAACTGAGGTCTACTATATCATTTAACTTTTTTATTGAAGAAGAAATCTATGAAGGTGGAAACACTGATACTGAAGAACTTACTATTAACTGAGGAGTATCCTCGGAAAGTACTTCCGTTTATTAAGCAAGAATATTTTGAAGACAGAACAGATCAAGTTATATTCGATTTAACGTCTAAATACTTCGTAAAGTATTCTGCTGTCCCAACAGTTGAAGCTCTTACCATTGAAGTAGGTAAGATTACCTCACTTAGTGATGATCAGTTCAAGCAGATTACACAGACATTAGAGTCGTTTGATAAGGAGACAACCGAACTAGACTGGTTAGTTGATACTACTGAGAAGTGGTGTCAAGACCGTGCGATTTATCTTGCTCTCATGGAGAGTATTAAGATAGCGGATGGTAGTGACCAGAAGAAGGACGCGGGTGCTATCCCTAGCATATTATCTGATGCTCTTGCTGTATCGTTTGACAACCATATAGGACACGATTACATAGATGACTATGAAGAAAGATACGAAAGTTATCACAGGGTTGAAACCAAAGTACCCTTTGATCTTGACTTCTTTAACAAAATTACCAAAGGTGGTCTACCTAATAAGACTCTTAACATCGCACTGGCTGGTACGGGTGTCGGGAAGTCTTTATTCATGTGCCACGTTGCTAGCTCCGTGTTGCTCCAAGGACGGAACGTTCTCTACATTACAATGGAAATGGCAGAGGAAAAAATTGCTGAACGAATTGATGCCAACCTCCTCAACGTAGACATACAACAGTTAGCACAGTTACCTAAGATGATGTTTGAGAATAAGATCACAGCATTGTCTAAGAAGACACAAGGTAAACTGATAGTAAAAGAATACCCCACTGCGTCAGCACATGCGGGTCACTTCCGAGCACTCTTAAATGATCTGGCACTGAAGAAAGCATTTAGACCAGAGGTTATCTTTATAGACTATCTAAATATTTGTACATCGCAGAGGTTTAGAAATGCGTCGGGGATCAATTCATATACCATGGTTAAGTCGATTGCGGAGGAGCTCCGTGGTCTTGCAGTTGAGTTTAATGTACCACTCGTCTCCGCTACTCAGACGACTCGTTCTGGCTATGGGAGTAGTGATGTTGATCTTACTGATACAAGCGAAAGTTTTGGGCTTCCCGCAACTGCTGATCTTATGTTTGCTCTTATTTCTACGGAGGAATTGGAGGAACAGAATCAGATAATGGTTAAACAGTTGAAGAATAGATACTATGATCCTACACTTAACAAACGTTTTGTTGTAGGTATTGACAGAGCGAAGATGAGACTGTATAATGTTGAACAAGAGGCACAGAATAACATCATGGACTCAGGTCAAGTTGTTCTGAACCAAGAGACAGTCAAGGCACTGACTCAATCCAAAACTAAATTTAACGACTTTAAATTCTGATGAAGGATCAAGCGTCAGTAGGAGAAGAGTCTTCTGCTATTAAATATGATAGAGCACTTGCTCTATTCACTGAGTCAGTACTAAAACCTGACCATGATCTCCGTGGTTGTGCCCATAACCAAGGTTGTTACGACGAACTGTTAGAGATCAGAGAACACGTCTTAGAATATCTAAAGACATTAAAAGAAGTCACACATCATGTGAATCCAGATGAGAGTGATGACATTGAAACACAGAAATTAATTGATGCTAAATCATGAGTATAGATTTTAAACGCTACGAGAAATTTGTAGATGCTGTCACATCCGATTGTTCTAAAGATTTTGTCGATCTTGCTGATCGTCTGGTTGAACTTGACCGAGAGGGTGCCAATATTGAACGTCTTACCACTTCTGGTGTTGGCCTTGCTGCTGAGTCTGGAGAGTTCTTGGAGATCGTTAAGAAGATGGTCTTCCAAGGTAAGCCTTGGAGTGACGCTAATAGAGAACATCTTCTTATTGAGTTGGGTGATGTTATGTGGTACGTAGCACAAGCATGTATAGCATTAGAAGTAGACTTTGAAGAAGTCATTGAGATGAACGTCAAGAAACTAGAGAAGAGATATCCTGGTGGAGAGTTTGACATTCATAAGTCAGAGAACAGAGCAGCGAATGACCTCTGATTTATATGATGACATGGGCAAACTCAATTCTTTATATCAAGAATTGATGTGGGACAACGAGGACGAGTTAGAGTTCGTACCAGACTATAAGAACGATAGAATAATTATATACAACAAGTCTCGATCAGGAGACAACCCTTGGATTCAAATACATGGAGAAGATTAATCTATTTCCTACAACTATAGGGAAGTTTAATTTACTTGACTATACTGATTGGGTTGCCAAGAGGTATGAAGATCATATGTTTGAACGTGGTCAGACAGGTGAGATAGATGGTAAGGTGTTAGTACACCTCGACCCACAAATGAATAGCTTCATGTTAGAAGTTAATGAGTGTATAGATGAGTACCTATGTTGTATGAACGTCAGGTATAATATACATTTTATGAAGACATGGTATGCTATTAGTGGTGAGGACAGTTCAGTTCCTAATCATTGCCATGACCCTGCTCATATATCATGGGTGTATTACTTGGACACACAAGATCCACTAACCTTTACAAAGGATAGTGAGAACGAGTGGTTCCCACATGCTTTTGCTGAAGCAGAAAAGAATTTCTTTAACACATCAGCATGGGAGGAGAACACTAAAGAGGGTGACCTACTAATATTCCCTAGTCATTTAAAACACATGACATATAATACTGGACACCGTTGGAGTCTAGCAGGAGATGTATTACTTACCAATCCAGATCTAAATAAAGAAGGAGGACTAACTCATCCACGATACTGGAAACAATTCTAATGGCATTTAATCAGATACCTAAGACAGCTGCTGAGATGCGTAAGATGTCAAAGCATTTGAAGCATGCTGCTGAAGCTAGACGTGTGTATGATTACTGTGTCAAGGCAGAGTCAAGTATCAAAGATCCAATAGCAATGGATCCTAAAGACTCTAACCTAATAAAGATAATTCGTGAACTCAAAGGTGTGGTAACTATTGATGAGATAAAGAGAGAGTGTAATATAAAAAAATTAAAACTAGACAGTAAAACATGGGGCAACGGAACTAGAGGTGGCGGTGGTGCGAACAACCAAGGGTCTGCCTTTGAGAGAAAGTTAGCACAAGTATTAAATACATGGATAGCAGAGGGTACATATCCTAATGATGAGTATGGTAAAATGATTAAAGGTATTGTTGAAGATCATGACTTAGAAGACTGTAAAGCTATTAAGGTAGAGATGGTTGGTGAGCAAGATACTAAGAGACCTTTATCATTCAAAGGTGGTGGTTGGATGGTAGGTACAGCGGGTAATGGTAAGTATGATATAGGTGAGAAGGTATCTGATGTAACTCTTGATCTAACATGTTCTGATGGTAGTAGTAGGAAGGTATTCATCTCAGCAAAAACTTCTGGTACAGTTGCCCTGTCTAACTTAGGAACTAAGAGGAATGTATTTCCAGAGAAAGAGATACTAGCAGGAAAGATAACCACTCAAGCTGGTAAGAAATTAATGAAGACATTTGGTATCAAGGAAGCTGACATGGTAAAGATATTTCAAGAGGCAAGACAACAGCATGAAGAAGGTAAGTCTAAGATCAAAGTCAAGAGTGGATACACAGATAACAATGTTAGTATTGATCCCCTACTAAAAGGATTGATCCAAGGTTGTCTAGGTTATGGATATCATTATGTACATAAGCATAGTGGTGGTATCAAATCTTTTCACATGACCGAAGCGATCAATAAGAAAACAGCACAAGCAAATAAACTTGATGTATACTATGGTGGTAAGAGTAATGAAGGTCAACGTATAGACATGGTAGTTGACACTCCAACCATGGAACTAAAGTTTAATATCAGAGACACCAGTGGAAAAGGACAGGGTATACCTGATAAATTTCAAGCAGGATATAAGTTTAAAGATGAGTCTGAGTGGAGTCTAGCAGACGGAGAGGAAGTAGATGAGTAACGTAGTAAAACTAAAACACCTTGAGCATATAGAAGATGAGATGCTCAACTATGGTACAGAAGGTTGCGAAGCAGCAGTCCGTTTCATGCAGGAACTCACAAAGATGTTGGGTGGAGCTAGCTCAGCAGGATTCTTACAGACTAAGTGGGATGGTGCACCCTCTGTAGTGTGTGGGGTCGACCCTGATAGTGGTGAGTTCTTTGTTGGTAACAAATCTGTGTTCAATAAAGAAGAACCTAAGATGTGCTTTGAAGAAGAAGATATAGAATACTATTACTCTGATAAGCCAGGTCTAGCAGAGAAACTATCAGCATCATTAAAGTATTTCTCTAAGTTAGACATCAAAGGTGTGATACAAGGTGACCTTATGTTCACTGAGGGTGATAAAAAATTAGAGACTATAGACGGTGAGAAACTTATTACATTCAGAGCTAACACTATCACCTATGGCATACCTGTAAACCATGAACTAGGTAAGGCAGTTGCTAAGGCAAAGATAGGAGTAGTATTTCATACTCATTATACTGGTACAACATTAGACTCTATGTCAGCACAGGCAGGAGCAAAGATAGAGAGTAGTCAAGACTGTGTTTGTATACAGAATGACACTCCTATACATGATGTGGGTATGTCAACCCCTGACTTCAAAAAGTTTGAGGGTAATGTACAGATCATAGAACAGATGTGTAAGAAGTCAGGTGACTTCCTAGATGAACTGGTGGCAGGATCAGGAACTACAGGTACAAAGAAATATTATGTTGGATCTTTCCTTAAGACATTCTTTAATGCGGAGATCAAAGCATCACGTACTATCAATGATCCGAAGACAGCACTCAAGGGACTGGGTGCGTTCTATAAAGATAAGATGGATAAAGAAGTAGCTAAGATGAAGAGTGTACAGAAGCAAGCAGAGAGAAGAAAGCAACTGTATGATGGTCTAACATATTTGGAGGACAATGAGCAGAAGTTCCATGCTATGTTCGCACTCTATAGAAAGATACAAGAGAGTAAACAGTTAGTCATTGATGCTCTGGATAAATTAGAATCATTCAAGACATATGTACAGACAGACAATGGGTACAGGGTGACATCACCCGAAGGTTATGTGCTACACCATGGTGGTGACATGATCAAACTTGTAAATAGAGTTGAGTTCTCATTCATTAATTTCACACTGGATAAGTCATGGAAATAGTTGATTATAAATGTGTGTACTTTACTTTTGGTAGGTTCCAACCTCCTACTATAGGTCATGCGGATAACTTTAAGGCAGTAGCATCCAAGGCAGGACGCTGTGACTACTACATTTACATGTCTCAGTCTGTAGATAAGAAAGGATCTAATCCTCTACCAGTCGATAGGAAACTGTACTATGCCAAGAAGATGTTCCCTAATCTCAAAGATAAAATTAGATCTGCTAAAGGACCCGTGGAAGTTTTATCGGAACTACAATCACAGGGCTATGATGATGCTTACTTGGTGGTAGGTAGTGATCGTGTAGGTGCTATGCAGTGGGTCAAGAAGTATAATGGTAAGGATTATACCTTCAGAAAGATAGAAGTTATATCTAGTGGAGAGCGTGATGCTGACGGAGATACCTTCTCTATATCTGGTACTAAAATGCGGAGAGCAGCAGCTGCGGGTGACTTCCAATCCTTCAAGGCAGGTATACCAAAGGGTCTAGGACCTGTAGAAACGCGGAATTTAATGGATGAAATAGCAAAACTGTTATAAATAAAACTGTAATGAAATTAGAGTTTGATGAAATCTTTCAGCGATTTCAAAACGATACGTAAAGAGGTCAAGGATCAGAACGTCCGTGATCAATATTATCGTGAAGAAATATACAAGGTAGGTGAGTGGGTACTCACTGAAAAAGATAACGTAGGTAAGATCATTAGAAGAGGTCCTAACTATGTTATCTGTTTGACTGCTGAAGATACAAAGTTCCGTACATGGGTCAAAGATATTAAGGAAGTCTTTGAAATTGGTACGGATGCCTACAGGCA